ATATGATAACGACGTCATATTTAAGAATTATGTGACCGAAGAACTGAGAGCGGAGGCTAACAAGAAAGATGTCAAAGTTGCTATTAGTACAAAAAGGCAACAAAATAGAGAAGGTTACGCCATGAGAATGCAGAAGTATGCTGACGAATTTAAGGTTAGAAGAGATCCACCAGTCAATTATTCTCCTTGGCTTACAATGAGTGTTAAAATGAATATAGTAGACAGAGAACGTGTTATTGCATACAATCAAAAGCATAAATGTCCTCATGGTCGACGTTTTACTAGTTTCGATACAATATACCATGAGAAGCGTGACGGTACAAAAGTACCATCTTATATTGAAGTTAGTTGTCACTGCAATACTGAACATATCACTAATACACTAGTTGAATTGCCTTGTGGTAACTGTTCATCGAAATTCATGAAAGTTGTCATAGATAAAACATATAGTGAAGATATATTTTTATGTCAGTATTGTAAATTAGTTAAGTACACGACACCATCTAAGAATGTATTCCATTTCTTTAGACCAACTAGAAATCATATTGGTGTTGATGTGAAAGACACATATAAGAGAAATGATAAATTGCAATGGGGTTCGCAAGCTTTAAAAGACCATTTGAAGAATGTTATTACTAAAAATGTTGACGAACCTATAATAATACCATTCAATCCCACAGAATCAAGACCTAAATTTAAAATTGATGAATTTGTAGCACAAGCAGAAGATGTTATCATTAAGGATGAAGACTTTCCATCACTTAATAATGGGGTTGACGCTGTAAAGGAATCAGGACACATGGCCGTTAAGGAGTTCGGCGAGGGAATTTTTGAATATGTCAAAACAACTTTGAAAGGAGCTTTTGAGGCGTTTATGGAGTGGTGTAAAATCGCAAGAGATCATGTAGTACATTATGTCGTAGATGTTGCAATGAGGACCGCAGCCGAGGCATTTTGGGATGCCTTGGTTGTTTTTCTTACAACGTTATGCGAAATGATCGAAACTAATCCATTATTATATATAATGTCAATATATCGTTTAGCCTTTTGTCAATCTTGGGCTGAGAGAATGCTGATTATGACAGCGTATATAATAGATGAGCGTTTAACAAAAGCGTGGAACAAATTGTGGTTTTACTTTGATGTTGATGGTATGGTAGGTTCGTTGGGTCAAATCAAGAAACATGGTAGAGAGTTCGCAGAAGATTATAATGCCAAGGCAAGAAAACGCGCTGAGGCTGCAGCTGCTGAACGTATGGCAACGTTTGATCCTATTGTTACAGAACCGGAAGATGATAGTCAAAGTCAAACATCGTTTAATAGTGATAGATTCTCAGAGTTTGCTA